TCTGGATAGTCGAAGGTGTATGTTGTCTTCTTCGTTAGTAGGTTTCGCATCAGTAAATTTCTCTCATCAGTTGTTCTTGTTTATCTTCAATGTAGTCTTCAAAGCGCTCGATGATGTCATCGCTGTGGATATTAAGCAGCTCCAACAGCGTGACTTCATCAATACGTTGAAGCTTCTCTTTAAGTTCTTCAAAGGTCAGATTCATTTTTAACCATCCCAGCCTTCACGGAGAATTTCACCCGCTGCTAGTAGTTTGTAAAATTTGTTATTACACATTTTATGCTCCTTTTGTAAGGCTTTCTTACTTTGATAGTGAACACCTTGATAAGTATGCGGTATTTGCAGCTTCTTAGTATTCTCTTTACCTAATGCAGCACAACGAGCCTTAAAAACAAGTTCATTGTCTTTCTGCCACTGTACCAGAGATTTTGAGCTTTCCTTACCACCACGTGAACAAGATTCGGCTGTTGCAAATTTCTGAAGACGTTCACCTAAGCCTCTCCTAGTTTCTTTGTATAACTCAGAACGATCCTGTCCTGCTTTCGCTGCTTCTAATCGAGCTTCTTCAGAAGTTATGCGTCCTGATAAACATTTCCATGCTATGAGGTCTTCCTTCTTTCCAAAGTCCTGCCAAAGTTGATAGTGAAAAGCTGCATGAACTTCAATTGAAATAGGAGGAGTCAGGTTATCTTCTTCGTCTGAACCTCCCATATGTCTAGGAATAAGGTGATGCCTATGCTTTCTCTGTGTTGTCATAAGCTTCAATTAACCAATTTAAATAAACACGAGCTTTCTTCAAGTCCTCAACACCGTTCTTGTCCATGAACCGCATCAGGTATTGCATCATCTGCACATAGTCAGAAATAAACATTCCTGATTCCTGCGGACTAAACTTAGATACCAGCTTCTCAATGACATCCCGAACTTCAACACCCTCTTCATACTTATACAACTCATCGTACTTGAACAGCATATAGTGTTTAGGTTTGCTTACCACATCAAAATGAAGATCATCTGAAGAAGTACCGTTAACGTGGCTAAACCAGCCATCGATAGCTTCTTTAAGAGTCTCAGAAGCATGGCTCTTGCCTGACTGACGTGGAGATTGTGTCATATACAGTGTTCCTTTAACGTAATTAGAGTACCCTGTACACCCTGCACAAGGAGCTTCTAAATCTTTATCCATCAACGCATAGAAACACGAATTACATTTGTTTTCCATATTTACGCTCCAAGTATTCGATAGACAAAAGCATCTCATCGAAGCCCCCATCTTTAACATCATTTAGAACAACTAAGCCTCGCCAGTGGCGGTTGCTCAACTGATCCATGTAATCCTCATCATGCAGGTAATAGCTACCAGCAATAAGAGCACAAATGGGCTTGCCGTCAGCACGTTTACCATAAGCGATCTGCTTACCTTGTTGATGACCAGCCACGCAAGACATATGTAGCTTATTGATAATAGCACTAGCAGTACCCGCAGGGCGTCCCATCGCCCCCACAGGCCAATAGTGATTAAAACCAACACCGTTGATAAATACAGGATGGAGGAAATCATGGACTTCCCAATCTTTGCTGTAGTTAAGATCATCGACACTGATAAGCCCTTCAAGCGTAGGGTTATTGTTCACAGCACGGTTGATACGATTCTCGTGATTACCCAGAGTCAGTACCATGCGAGGCTTATATACCTTGTGCTTGGATTCCTTCTGAGTCTTCTGCAAGTCACGCAGAGGTTTCAGAAGCTTCTTCATAGCCTCCTTAACTACCTCTACATCTTTCTTGTAGCGAAGACCTTCAAAGTACTTAGACCCTTTGATATCATGGGTAGACAAGGAAGGCATGTCTGCAAAATCACCAATGTTTACAATCACATCTGGTCGATAGTCACAGATAGCCTTCCCCGCCCACTCAAGATGATCCAGAGGTACTCCTTCTTTGACTTGGCAGTCAGGCACAACTAGGATCTTCATGCTCACCACCCATGTACTTCATAGTCTTCGTCATCGGTGAAGTATTCACCATTCCAAGGATCAATGTATCCATGTTCATTCTCAACCATACGTTGATACGCAGGTTCTTTAACGCGCACCTTAGAGCGAATATCGTACTTGTAGACCGACTCAAGGAAGCTTACATAGTCATCCAAGGCTTCCATCCACGTAGGGCCGGGATTGCTGATGGTAGTATTGTATACTTTACCGTCACAGTCTGTATACTGGAAAGCGTAGCCTGTGTAATCTTTATCATAATTCATCGAGCATCTCCCGACCCTGTGAGGGTATTGTTAAGTTTCCGTGCTGCAAGTTTCTGAAGGTTCTTACTGGCAATGTCAGCCAAGCTCCAACCCATTACAGTAGAGAGGCCAGCGATCTGCCAGAGCACATCACCGGCTTCCTTTTGCATTCCTTCTTCGTCCAAGACACCATCCCGAATCCACTTGGCATACTTACCCGCAACTTCACCAGCTTCAGAGGTAAGGTTAGATACCATGTAAGCAGGGTTCTTAGCTGTCTCTAGCGCAGTCTTAAACGCTAGTTCTTGATACTCTTCAATCAACATACAGGGTTACTCCATTCTGTTACTACAAACTTCAAGGCAAGATACTTAGCAGGATCGCCGGGAAACATATGCCGAGTCACTTCAAAGCCACCAGAAGCAGTGTAATACGCAGGACTGGGAGCGGCATTAAAACCGTACTCTAGCAAGCGCCGAGCCTGGCGTCGAAGCTCACCAATAGTCACTTGTTTGTCAGGGCTATCAAAATAGACCCACTCAAGACAGTCCATAACCTTCTTGACCTTATCAAAGTCAAACTCATCTAGCAAGTCTTCAACTTGTTCAAGACGCATTATTCAACTCCTGTGCATAAAACAATTCTTTAACAGCAGGGAACTGTTCACAAATGATCAGCTTAACCTGCTCCGCTACCTCTCGGTGTTCCTTCTGCGTAGCCGCATCACAGCGAATATCCACATAGTGAAGCCAGCTACGCAGATTACCAGCCATGTACATCCTGCTCATGGTCAATCCTTCAGGCAGTAGCTTTCGTGCTTGCTCTTTGGCAACCCCTTTGGCAAGAGCCATGTTATAAACCAACTCAGAGTCATCACGAATCCTTTTCTGTGCTTGGAACCACCAGTTATGCAGACTAGAGTCACCAACTTCAAGACTGTTCTGTCGGTTCTTAGTGTCCTGTAGGCGAACCTCAGACATCTCAAAGCCTTGTACAGCAGCATACCGCTGGCTAAACTCTTGGAAGCTGAAGCTCCGGTGTCGCAGAATCTGTCGTGCAATGTCGCGCGTTGTCTCGATCTCAATTGACAGGTGAACCATCTCCAGAGGAGACCAGTGTTTATTGTTAATCAAGTATTTCAACAACTTCGGGCCTGACTCTGTTGCATACTGGTTGTCCGGGTTAGAGACACGAGCCATGAACGCTAAGAGGTCTTGAGCGTCTTTAATGCCCTTCTCAACCAGTCCCGGAGCAGGTACGGAATAGCATACCAAATTTACATTACTCACTTGCTTACAATCCTTTCATAGCCTTCAATGGTGATGACTTCGTGCTCTCGCAGTTTCTCTCGGATGTTCTCCCATAAGCCTAAAGACTTCAGGAACTCCACTTCTTCAGTGGTGAAATCATAATGTATCTCTCGGTTATAAACTTCAGCTTTCATCTAACCACTCCTGAGGAATTGCCTTATCAGCAAACTTGTATCCGTGCTTCCTACACCACATAGCATACGTTGTCTTAGACGCTTTGCTGATACGTGCATTGGAATTACTGAATACAAACCTAATGTCTAACTCTGGATTATGTTTCTTGACCATCAGGTGTTTCATACGATCAGCTAGGAGGAATCTCCCCTTAGTCTCAACGATGATACCACTGGCAAGAACAAAGTCAGGCGTATAGATATGTTCAGAAGCAGGTCGAATGTATTTCAACTTAACCTTCTCATACGTATAAGACACGCCTAACTGATCCAGTTGTTCCGCTACTCTTTCTTCAAGGCCGCTCCGAAACCCGTACTTGATTGCAACTTGTTTGGCGGTTGCCATAATTCTCCTTCATAACGTCTCAGCCACAAGAGCTGTCCTTGTTCTGTAAGATACTCAAGAGTATGCCCACATTCTTGATACTTTTCAAATACCGCTTGTAATAGCTCTTCTTTAGTCTTTGCGTCTTTAAGAGCTTTCTGTGCCTTTTTAGGGCCAATTCCGAGTAAGCCGGGAATGTTATCCGTCCTGTCTCCGGTAAGTAGCTGAGTACAGAACGAACAGTACGCATCAAAATCATTGACATAGTATCTTTCATCCTTTACAGGATTGTAATGCCATCCCTGAAGCTGATCAAGATCCTTATCTTGCCCCACAATCCAGCAATTATCAAGCCGTTGTGTTGCAACGATAGCGACTGTATCATCAGCTTCTTCGTTGACTGAAATCACAGCTCCGTGTCGTTTAACTAAGTGATCTCTTAGAGCCTGGTAATGTTTAGGCTTCTTTAGATCAACTCTGTTACCTTTGTACGGAACCGTGACAGCAATATCGTTCCTAAAGTTTGTCTTACCTGTCAGATGGCAATCATATACATCTACCTTTAAAGTGATGAATAAGAAGTCTTCTAACCACTCGGTAAGACGTGCTTTAGCTATAGATTCAGACACATCCTCAGTAGAGAATCCGATTTTGTAAACCAGAAAGTCTGAATCCACGATAGCATACGTAGGATATCCCTTACAGGATGTCGTCATCGTCACCTTCGGCATCTTCGCCGTAGACAACCAAGTCAGTAACGATAATCTTGCCAATCGAAGGAGCAGCCCCGAACTTAGCACTCATCTTGTGGCGATACGAACCAACCAAAGCAGTTACCTTAGTGCCGTTACCGATCTTGCTGATGTCCACAGGATTACCCTCAGTGTCCATAGGCTCAAACAGGAACTTAGATTTACCAACAATGTAATTACCCATTGTGTCTTTGTTCTTGATCACAATACCCAGCTCTTTAAGAGCCTCACAAGCCTTGTCAGACAGCATACCGAGGGTACATTCGTACTTGGTGTTGTCTTCGTTGAACTTGGTGTTGAACTCTTTCATCCAGTTAGCCCAGAAGAGTTGACCAGAGACTTTGACAGGTTTGTTATCCATGATTTAATTTCCTTATTTAATTTCCGTTTATTAAAGTTCCTGCTTACTATACTACAGGGACACTGCCCTCCGGAACTCCCAGAGCTTACCTTCCGCTCCGCAGTTGGTGTGTCAGATCAAGCTGTTACTTGGTACGAGAGATGGGATTCGAACCCACACTGTAAGGATTTTAAGTCCTCTTCCTCTACCGATTGGGATACTCTCGCGTCTTGACTATTATTGTATCACCCCTTCAGGCAATGTCAACAACTATTTTCAAGATATTTCTTTGCTTGCTCAAGAATTTTAGGATCGTCTTTCAACAACCCTATGCCTCGGTTGCAGTTGTTACACAAAAGACCTCGAATCTTTCCTGTATCGTGGTTGTGGTCAACGCTAAGGTGTGTATACCTACCATTTTCTGGAGAAGCACAAATAGCGCAGACACCTCCTTGAGCCTCAAAAATCTCTTGATATGTTTCCAAGATACCTTTTCCAAAATTCTTCTGCATATTATGCATCCTATTTTTAGTAGGGCTGTATCTTTTCTTGCGATTAGCTGCTGTACATTCTTTACACTCAGGCCTAACCAAATCTTTCTTAGATATATCCCGTTGGAAGAGGTCTAGAGGGCCTTCCTTTCCACATTGTTTACAAATTTTAGTGTACATCTGCCCATGTTCTCCCTATATGACCTTCAGCGCCTACTGGACATCTGAAATTTAGTTTATCACCTGCTTCTTTAGCGGAAGCAACCACAATATCCACAATCTGTTGTGCATCCTTCTCGTAACCTTCAATGCAAACCTCGTCATGGACAAAAGCTAATAGCTTATAGTCGATTTTAGCTGCCTTCAGATTATGAGTCAAGCAGATAATCCACTGTTTTGCAATAATAGCACCAGCAGATTGTAACAAACTGTTGAGAGCTGCATGTTCAGAACGTACCCATACTTTTCTTCCGTCCAATCCCGGCACATAGCCCTTAGCTGCTAGTTTATCAACCTTAGCTTTCAGCTTCTTTAAAGCAGGGGTGTTGTTCATAAAGTTATCTATCAACTTCGCCCCTTGCTTAGAAGAACCCCCAACGGTTGATCCCACCTTAGCTGCACCTGCACCATACAATACACTGTAGGTTAATGTCTTGCTTAAGTTACGTGCATCTTTATGCTCCTGTGTATCCTGTTTAGTTGTACCCATCGGAACAAGTCCGAAAGCTTGTGTGTTCTTCCAATGTACGTCACCCTCTAAGAGTTCACGTTGCCATTCAGGATCTTGCATGTAGTGTGACAGACATCTAAGTTCGATACCTGAAAGGTCACAACCAATAAGAACCCTGTCATCCTCAACCGACCAACAAGCCCGACACTCCTTACCATACACCGAAGAAGTATTAGGGATCTGCGCTAAATTTGGACTTGAGTGAGTACATCTTCCTGTAACAGCACCATTAGTAATAACCTTACCGTGCACCCTGCCATCCTTACCCACAGCTTCCATCCATGACTCAATCTGACTGATACGTTTATTCAGCATCAGATACTCAGCAATGACCTGAGCCTCTGGTATCTTGATGCCTGCCAACACAGTCTCGTCAATCTTAGGAATACCTGTCTCGGTAAACTCCTTAGGCTTCCACCCAAGTTCCTTCAGTCGTTCGCCAATCTGCTGTCTGCTTCCGGGGTTGAAAGTAACAATGGAATCTTTGAGTCGCTTTCCTGTCTTGTCAGAGTATCGTTCAACTGTGACCGGAGGCCATCTCTGTTGCATTCGCTCATATATTCCTGCCACTTTTGACTTGATGTCAGCAAGTAGCACGGTGGTGTAGATTTGGTCAAGTTTGAATCCATTACGTTCTTGCTCCGAAATGATTGATGCCACACGATGCTCTAGCTCTACCGAGTCCTGACTGAACTGTTTCTCATTCAACTCATTTGTCAGTTTGAGATACAGTTTAGCGGTTACTTCCACATCACGTACACAATAGTCATCAAGAAGCCCGTGATGAGGAAGATCGAAACATTCACCAGCATACTCTTGATTGCGGCCCATAAGCCACGTCCAAACTTTCGCATAGTCAATCTTGTGAAAGCCTAGAGTATTCCCCCATGCTTCGAGGCTGTGACCTGTCTCGCGGCTCGGGTCGAGAAGCCTGCTTACTATCAATGTATCGTAAACCTGATTCAAACGAATCTTCGTCTTCCATAAGCGATTCAATACTGGTGCATCGAAAGCGATGCCGTTGTGCATGACTATCAACGACACGTCCTTTAAATACTCCCGCAGGCTGTCGGCTGCTTTCCATAACTTTACTTCTCCAGTGTCAATGTTCTTCGTCACTACCGCATGAATCTTGTCGTGTGCTAGATTTGTTTCGATGTCCAGTACGATCCGCATAATCGTGTTCTTCCATTTTCCAGTAATAAAGGCATCCATCCATCTGATAAGGAGGCGTTACAAAGTAAGATTGTCGGTACTCATTTGGAAAGGCCGTGTGACGGTAACACGTTTGCTTTTGAGGGCACTTACCTCCCTCGCACATTGAAATATCAGGCATATTATTTCCTTTCAAGAGGATCAGGATTAGCGCCAGACAGCTCTCGTATCTCTGTCAACAGCTTACCTAAAGCCTCCATTTTCATTACTCGGCAGCACCCAACAGCGATAGGATGAAACAAATAACCGCCATCAGATTCTTCCACGTAGTTAAAGTATGTGTTAAACAACTCTTTAACTTTCTCTTTCAAGATCACTTCCCGTGATTCTCTCACTTCAGATTCAACCATAAGCCCACCTGTGCAAAACTGTAACCTAGCCACACCATCCCGTTAGAGATTTCTCCCTTGCTCCATTGTAGCACACCTACGATCAGGTATCCTACTCCTGTAGCTCCTACGATTAGGTGCTCTACTGTCATGTGTTGCTCCTTAACGAGGCTTCGCCTCTGGCTCGGATGGCGGCAGCAAAGTCTGATCTGTACAGCCGCTCTTCGTAGGGGTCTTGTTGGAATGACTCACACACCTTTGCACACGCCTCACGCTCCTCCGCTATCGCGTCTGCTCGGACAAGGTAGGCGAAGCGTTCAAGACCAGCTTGGGGGATGTACCAGATTTGTCCTTCGTCTTCGTCAATTAAATCCCACTCAATGTCGGCCTCAAGCGCCATCTCAATCACTGTTTTCATTTCTGTTCCTCTTTAGATTTCTCTTTGTTCTTACCGAATATCTGATCCCAGTTATCCCTGAACTTCTGAGGGTCAGGGATGGGCCTTGGTGCTGATCCTTTGCCTCCCGGAGTATTACTTGCTGTCATCTTCGCTCTCCTTCAATCGTTTGGTAGCGTGAGCAATACACACACCACAGATGTGCTTACCGTCAAGTCCTTGTACAAACTTCTGAGCTGCACTCTTAGGCGTACCACAGAAGCTGCACTTAGGGTCAGGTTCCTTAAAAGGGATTACATTGTCTGTCATAACGTCTCCTCCTCAACTTCAGTCATACGCCCAGTATAACCATTGTATTGCAACTTGCAAGCAGGGCCAGTTTCCCCGTTGTAACGATTCTTTGCCACTGCAATCTTGGTCAAGTGACGCTCTTCCTCGTTCTCAGCCATGCTGTTCCTCTCCAAAGTAATCACTGCATCGCTCAGTTGTGCAATGGCTCCAGAGCCCCTCAACTGTGACAATGACACACTACCGCCGTCCTCGTGTCCTTGGTTGCCTTGGGGACGTTTAAGGTGACTTACACAGATCAAGGTGATGTTAAGCTCTTGCACCAGTGTACGCAAGCGCGTCATCATGTTGTCAATAGCTTTACGCTCATCGCCTAAATCTTGACCAGATACCACGATAGATATGTGATCAAGGAACACAACACGACAGTCACAAGCCTTTGCCATGTACCTGATCCGATTGGAGATGTTATCCACATCACTGCTGCCAAAGTGATCAAACAAATAGATCCGATTACTTCCAAGAGTTGCATCAAAAGCCTCCTTCAATTCCTGCTCTGTGGTAGGCGTATCAGGCAGGTGTAACAGCTTGTTAGCATGGAGACTCATAATACTCCGCGCTGTCTTACGTGTTGACTCTTCCAAGAATAGTCCACCGATGTTCCACTTCGTAGTCTTCAACAGGAAGTATAAGATCTCCCGAAGAAACTGACTCTTACCTAAGCCGCTGCCTGCGGTGACTGTAATCAACTCCGCTGGCCGGATACCGTACAAGAGCTTATTAAGTCCCTTCCACGGGTACTGAGCCTCTGCCACAGGCTCTGGCTTGGAGATTTCCTCCCAGAGGTCAGCGGCATTAACAATACCATCCGGCACGTACGGGGAAGCTCGCCACCACTCATTAACAAAGTCTTTCGCTGCTCCACTTTGTAGATATTCACACGCATCTTTGTACCCACTCTTATGTTGCATGATCTTGGCCTTGTTACCGAACAACTCAGCCACTTCCTTAGCAGCCTTCTTCCCCGGCTCATCGGCATCGAAGCAGATGACTACAGAGTCAAAGGTGTTGATCCACTCGTAGTTAGCTTTGCAGTCCTTTAACGCTGCTTGAGCGCCATTCCTGATGCTCACTGTAGGGTAGAGAGACCCCTGCATCTGGAAAGCTGCGAGAGCATCAAGTTCTCCTTCTGTGATGGTGAGAGCCTTTCCTCCTTCGTGAAAGAGAGACTGACCGAATAGAGTTGCTCCGTTGAAGTCTCCTGAGATAGAGAATTTCTTTGTAGAAACAGTGCGTTGTTTAACAGCCGTTCTAACTCCTGCTGCGTCAGTGTAAGGATAATATTGGTTGTCTCCATCGGTTGTTACTCCGTACTTCTCACAAGTGGCCTGACTGATTCCTCGGTCGGGGATTGATTTGAATTGTCCTTTGATTTCCATTGGTGTCACGGTCTTCCGTGCCATGTTGTGCCTCGTGGCGTGTCTATCTTCAGCTTCATGCTCGTGCTCTGTAGTGTTACAGGAAAAGCAGTGTGTGTGTCCGTCGTCATAGAGCGAATTCGCGTCAGTGCTTCCGCAGTGCTCACAGGCTATGTGACGAAGAAACTTAGATGTCATTTGTTGCCCCTGTTGGTTTTGTAATTGGCTTCCGCCCACGATGCGCTTGGGTGGCTGCGCAAGTATTCCAAAACCTTGGCTTCAGAACGGTCGGCGTCTTGCCGATCGCGTTGCTCTTCGTCTTGTTGGCGTCTTGCCTCTCCCCATGATTGGTAGTCTCGGCCTGATTGATTTCGTGAGTTAGTTGCCATTGTTCTTCTCCTTGAGTTTGGCTTCGATGGCTCTGGCGAACTCCAGAATATCACTAGCCAACTTTCGTTCTTCTTCGGGGTGAAAAGGCCACAAGAACCTATATTCCCGCCATATCTCCTCATCCGTCAGCGGCTTGCGCTGTGCTGGTGGGGATGTGAGTGGAATTGCTTTGTATCCCTTGGCAGCAAGCAATGGCTCATTCTTTTTGAAAGAAAGTTCTTTTAACTCTGGCTTTTTCCCGCACTGGTGAAGATACGCAATAGGCTCCTGCTCATGCGGCTTCGCCACGGGTGCTATCGTGGCTCCGCCACTGGGCTGCTCTATCGCTTCGCTGGCCCCGTCCGTTCCGGACGTAAGTGCTTCCTTCAGCGCGGTGATAGCATCATTAGCTTTGTAAACAGCAGCTGCCTCTTGCTGACTATTAACATAGATGGCGTTGTTAATCGTAATCAATGCCTCTAGCGCCAGCTGTAACTTATCTTTAATAGTTTTCATCATAAGCCCTCTGTTGTTCCTCTACATCTGCCCATTGTGCCTTAATCTGGTCTTCAATGGCCTCCCAAGTCTTGTCATGGATCAAGTCATTGACCTGTGTCCAGTGGTTGGGGCTCTGCGCATGGCTTCGCTTAAAGTCCTTGTGATAGAACACTTCCCATGTTTCACAGTTGACGTCACCAGCGGAATCGACATCAAACTCGACAACACACGTAGCGTTCTCAACGTTAACGATCAAGCTATACGGGTTGTTGTTTGTCATTTTTGTGCTCCTTAGCCGCCATAAGGCACTTATCGATAGCTGGAAGATTGTCATATTCATTAGGGCGATGATAAGTACCTCTTGCGCTCTGCGCTCCCCATCCCCTAGCTAATTTTAGCCCTACCTGAGCCCATTCATTTGTGGATAAGATAGCCTTTGTAATGACCCAAACAAGCCATCCAAAACCTATCATTCCGACAAGAGTAAGGATGAAGCTGCACCCGTAGTTAAAAACAAAATACCAGATAGCGACGCTCTTAGCGTCATCTGTAACAACAGCCACAGTTTCAAGTACAAGTTTAAGTTCTTCAATATTCATTTCAAGACCACCTTTAAAAGTGTTAAGACACCCACAAACAGAGAGACAATCATTCTTTGTTCTCCTGCATTCGCTTCACAGCACACATTACGTCAAACATGACCTGTTCATAACCATTGGCACGGATAAGGCCAGCCATATCATCAATCACAGAGTGATACCAGCACTCAAAGTGTACAAGTTCTTGCTCTTGGTTGTCCATATACTCAATCATTGAATCATTCATCTTGTTACCTTTTGTCTGTACTTACAAACATTTACCTACATTTAGACACACATCTATAGTACTTTAAAGTCCTAAGACATTTCTTCTATGCTTCTATGTCTCTGTATAAGTACTTATAGTAGTAACTATTAGTAGGTTAACATCAATGCATAGAAGCAACGTCTCAGTCTCTATAGTATTATTATAGCGGCAGTTCAATCCTTGTCAAGCCCTAAAGTGTAACAAGATGTTACAGAGTCAATGTCTTCGATGTCCACATCGTCATCATAGTCTGCCTCCTTCAACAAGTCCTGCCTGTCTTTGGTAGGAATGTTGGGGATGTCCTTCATGCACCGATTACAGGTGTCCAAGAATTCATTTGTGATGGCATGTCTACGTGTTGATTCGTAATCATTCAATTGTTTATTGCAAGCGATACAACGCATTGTTAACTCCTTTGGCTTCTCTGCCATTTGTTGGTTGGTTAGAGGCCCTTCTAGGCCTGATTAAAGGCTTTCTGAGGCCTTTCTTGAGGGTAAGATTAGATCAATGAGCCAGCGAATCATAGTATCCAGCGATCATGTAAGCTAAAAGCACTATTGACAGCACTAGCCAAGGGTTAGGTGTTTTCATCCTGTGACTCCAAAGTTGAAGGCTATCAGTTGACAGAATAGCCGATACTGCTCTAAATGTTCTTTGTTGTCTTTGTGTGTCTTCTCGATAGCCTCTGAAAATTCTTTTACAGTGCCACTAAAGCACCCACAATTTACACGGATACCAATTTTAGAGTCTTTGTGGGCAGTGGTGAAGCGACCAGAAGATTTTGCAGGGCCAATGACCAGATAATCCGATGTTTTCTCAATTTGTGCATTCCCGGACACCTGTGCATCCCCGGACACCCATGCATCCTCGTACACCCATGCATCCCCGTACACCCATGCATTCCTGGACACCCGTGCATTCCCGTACACCCGTGCACTCCCGGACACCTGTGCATCCCCGTACACCCATGCATCCCCGTACACCCATGCATCCCCGGACACCCATGCATCCCCGTACACCCATGCATTCCCGGACACCCGTGCATTCCCGTACACCCGTGCATACCCGGACACCTTTGCATCCCCGGACACCCATGCATCCCCGTACACCAATGCACCCTTTAAAATATGTTTTCCTTTAATGTTTTTCTCAAAAGTAGTCATTTCTATTTCCTTTAAATGTTATTTGCCATTTTCAGTTTCTAATCTTACCATATCCTCAATGTCAAGGACTAGCTGATAGCCAACTATGTCCCTCATATCTGGAGGGTTATCATCTCGATAGCCTTCGAGATACAAGTCAGTACAGCGAACGATCAAGGGCAAAGCCTCAATAGATTGCACCTCACAGAGGCCGTAGAACTCAAAGCCTCTGATCGTGTATGCGAATTGCTTAATCTTAGTCATTAGGTGTCAACCTTTCAACCTCTAACAATAGATCGCTGATAAAAGCATAGCATTGTGATAATTCTATGTTCCCCTCAGCATAGGCAAGCCGTTCTGCCTCTAATGCGACTGAATAAGGGTCGCCATATTCGCGGTAAGCGTGTGTAATTGCTTGAATGTTCATCTTAGTTTACTCCGTGCACAATGGTGCATCCTCATGGGTATTACATTCTGAACAATTACCAACAACGTGTCCGTAAGTTTGACAAGTTACGCCATTTTTTTGATATATCTCTATTTTTCTAGTCGCATCTTCCAATTCTGCTATTGTTTGCGCGTGATTCTGGGTTAGCATGGCAATGCAATTTAATAGTTGTTGTTCACGTTCTTTAGTCATAGCGGTGCATCCTCATGGTTTGAAGGGTTGAACTTAGGCTTCTTAAGGCCACTGTCCAATGGGTTGGGAAAGGCAGGGAAAGGCCACACGATACTAACCTACTTTCTTAATGACAAACAAGCCCAGACAATCGCCCCTAACCCATCGAACAAGGTTAGTGTCAAGGTCAACGCAGGGCGTTTCTGGCTCGTAATCGTTACATTCTAACCAATGCTGACAGATACCCCGTTCAGAGGCACTAAAGGCCACTATTCCGGATGTTTTGAATTGTACTTCATATCTCATGATAAGACCCCTATATATCGTTGACCATCCCACCGTTCGAGGCGGTCAAGCGTGACTGTATCATCAGTGCTTAATTGTGCCTGACACAGTGCATCAGTGTCAGTACTAGCCCCGATCATTATCCACCCATAGCGACCCCTGTAACGGTAGCTTATGAGGCCGTTAGAGGCCAGTGGTTTATCGTGGTGCATGGTCAGACCTTAGAGGCTTCATTGTTGAACACGAAGGCATAGTCGCCATTGGGCAACTGACCGCCCATCAAGCCGCCATAATGAGGGTCACTCCAGCCCATCTTATCGACCAAGACTTTAGCGGCGGCGGCGTGGCAATCCATGCCTGAGAATTCGTGAGGGTAGCCGATAGTCACTGACCCAGCCGCGCAAGTGGCTTTGATGCGTGAACCGCGACTGTTAGTTGCTGAGAGATATTTAGTGATAATTGCTTGCATGATGAATACTCCATTAAAGACCTGAGACAGTCAGGCACTGAGCGTGTGAACGTGTATGTCACTGCACTGCATAGGATTCTAGCAGACTAGACAAAACCCTACACGGTGAAGGGTCACCTGTTCAAAAGAACATCAAAGACGGTTTTCCGTGCCTCATCCGCTATTTTGGCAAGTGTCTGCCTCAGCGTGTCATTTTGAGCGTGCAAGCGTTCACGCTCGTTGAGCCAAGTGTCCCGCCAATCACGTAGTAGCCTTAACTCCGCTTCTAGTAGGATAATCCTTTGTTTATCTTCTAAGTAGTCCTTCGCGTTTGAAACATAATCTTCTTTTTCCATTTTACTGCTCCTTTTTAATTTCCCACGTTTTTCTGTATCCTTCGCTCATGAGATAAGCTCTATTCCATAGCTCATCATAAAGGTTTATTTTTTGCCTCTCAAGCTCTATAGAGTAATTGCTTTCCCATCGTCTTTGTTTTTTCCTCGCTGCCTCCGCCTTTTTGCGTAGACCTTCCACAATATTGAACATCTCAAGATATACAGACATTCGTTCCTCTTTAGTCAGCATCTCTAAGTCCTTTTCCTCGTTTGTAAATTCATCTAGTCGTTTTTGTGTTTGATCTAAGGTCAAAAATATAGCTATCGTTCTTAATCCTTGCATGATAGCCCATGAGTCCCCTTCTCTCTCGATTGTATAGTGGATCATAAGGAAGGAATCTCGAACATCAAACCTTCTGGCCCGTGCAGTTGCACAAGGTTTTTATCGGTGAACGAACGGCAGTGCAACGGACGTGCAAGGTACGTAGCGAACTCCTTCAACGCTTGCTCTGGTGTTGCGCCGGTGCTCTTAATTGAGTGGTGTACGCCGTTAACATCGTCACGATGCCAAACCAGAACCTTATAAGCGGATACATCTTTCATAATCAATTCCTTTCAAGCGGTTCAAACGCGCCAAGCTAACAATACACCGATAAAGGCGAACACGGCGAGACACGCCACCGTGATGATGAAGCCTTGAATCTTGGATTCTTGAGGCGCTGGTGTGTAGGTGTATTGGTGTGGGGACATTGTTTACTTTCAGTTGGTTGGTAATGTGTTGATTGTGCCCGCCGAAGCGGGATTGTGAATAGGTGTTTACCCTAACAGTTCTTTTAATAGTTCGTCAGCGCTTAATGTATTGTGCTGATCCAAGAACTGTAGTTCCCCCTCTATTTCCTTTTCCAGTTGCTTAACCCATACTGTTCTAAGTTCAACCTCGCCTTTGTTGGTGGCTTGGCTTAGTCTAATACGCTCATTAGATAAGCGTAGTTGTAGTGCTGATAAGTGATCCATGTTAGTCCTTGTTTGTTGATGGCTCAAGTATACGTCACCTGAGGCACTTGTCAACTACTTTCACACAATCAATTGTAACAATATGTAACAATGCTGGGTGGTTGATGTCCTTTGCTGATCCTCTGATGTGAGCGTTGAAGTGTACGTTGCAGATCAGCGGTACAAGTGTACGTTGCAGGCACCTACACCATCCCTCACACTGCCTGCCTGTAAAGTGACTAGACAGTCTAGACCGTGACTGTGCAGTATCGTTATAAGTTATAACTATATGTATACTTACTATCTCGAGTGCCTAGATTGTGACTGCTTAGTATCTTTTGTGACTATCGAGTCATGGGGGAGGGGTGTGGCTTTAGTGTTTAACTTTGCAGGAGCCTCTGACGCTCACAAAAAGGTCAAAATAGACTTAATTGGGGACAGATTAGACCACATCACTTAAAGCGCTAAGTAGTTGATCGGTAAAGGAAAGTAGATAGACTAGACAATCCTACGAGTGCATAGTCGTAAATGTAAGAAGTAGAAGGCTTAAGAAAGTAACATATGTAAATAATTGTAACAAAATGAAGAAAAAGCTTGCATTCCGACAAAAGCATGCTATACTTATTATACTGTACTATGAAGTGACGAAGAAGGTGATGGACTCTTATGTTGCTAAGCAGGAATCTGGACAGTTGATACAACGAATGTATAAGTTAACTACTAACAGATACTTATAACAAGTACTTATAATATTTAACTTAGTAAGTTCTTAACTTATACGTTTCTTTAAAGTACTTTAAGTGCGAAGCACGGTAAGCATAGATGTTTTGTCTAACTAACAGGGTGTCTATACTTAAGGTATGTCTACCAAACAAAAGACACCTAGTGATAGGCTTGAAACACGTTTACAGGTGCGTGTGTCTGAACACCTGTAGCTTTTCAAGAGGAATCAAAATGGAAAACACACCACGTCTGTATGACGTCCAAGAAACTAAGGTTTTAACAGAACACTTACATCATTTGTCTAAACCACAGGATGAGCGTGAGGAATATAACAAGAGTAGGTACGCACAGCAGAAAGCTGTTAAAGAGTCTTTAAGCAAGGGTGTTAAGTCCTGTGCTAAGTGCGGTGAAGAGAAGAAGTTGTTTGACTTCTACGCTGATAAGAAAAGCTACTCTGGCTACTCTAGCTACTGCAAAGAGTGCAAGAAAGCAACCGTATGACAGAGACAGTACAGCCTAAGTTACGAGGTAAAGGTAGACCACCTAAGTCTGACCTTCAAGCAGTGAAGGACAGAACCAAAGGTAAGGTAGGTCGTCCTGCTGGCGATGCTGCCAGACTTCAAGAGTTCAAGGAACGATTGCTTGCTACTGGTGGTAGTCGTATCTTAGACAAGATGGTAGAGATTGCCATGACTGACGGACATCCCGGACAGATGGCAGCTATGAAGTTAGCTGTTGATCGTATCCTCCCTGTGTCTATGTTCGATGCAGCTAAACAAGCTGGTGGAGCACCTCAGATCAGTATCAACATTACAGGCTTGAATACACCCACTGTAAGCAGTGTTAACGATGAGGATGTGATTGATGTCTGAACTTAACTTTGCCCTACTTAACTGGCAACAGACTGTCTTTAAAGACTCTCACCGCTTCAAGGTTGTAGCTGCTGGTCGTCGCTGTGGTAAGTCCCGGTTGTCGGCTGTAACGCTCCTTATCGAGGCTTTGAACTGCCCTGAAGGGTCAGCGGTGATGTACATTGCTCCAACGCTTGGGCAGGCCCGTACGATCATTTGGGACTTACTGCATGACTTAGGTCGTCCAGTGATTAAGTCCTCTCACATTAACAACCTTGAGATTACCCTTGTCAACGGAAGAAAGATTCTGGTTCGAGGCGCTGATAACCCCGATAGTCTTCGTGGTGTGTCCCTTGTGTACGTGGTACTGGACGAATGTGCTTTCATTAAGCAAGAGATTTGGGAAAAGGTTATCCGTGCTGCTTTGTCGGACAAGAAAGGTAGAGCACTGTTCATCTCTACCCCCTCAGGCCGTAACTGGTTCTACGATGTCTACAAGCTTGGCAAAGATGAGGCTGATGAAGAGTGGAAAGCATGGCACTACACCACCAACGACAACGAAACCATTGACCCTAAAGAGATCGAAGCAGCCAAGCGAACTTTGAGTTCCTTTGCCTTTAAGCAGGAATACTTATCCAGCTTCGATACTTCAGGTTCCGACATCTTTAAAGAACACTGGATCAAGAAAGGCCCTGAGCCTAAGGATGGTTCGTACATCATCGCCATTGACTTGGCAGGCTTTGAAGACATTGCCGATGGTTCCCAGAACAAGAAGAGACTAGACGAATCAGCTATTGCTGTGGTCAAGGTATCAGATGATGGTACTTGGTGGGTTAACAAGATTGAGCATGGACGATGGGACATCAAGGATACGTGTATGCGTATCTTGAAGAACATTAAAGAGTTCCAGCCGTTATCGGTAGGTATTGAGCGAGGAACAGCTAAGAACGCTGCCTTGACCATCCTACAGGACATGATGAGGCAGTATAACACCTTCGCTCATATCCAAACACTTACTCATGGTAACAAGAAGAAGACAGATCGTATCATCTGGGCCTTACAAGGACGGATGGAGCACGGTAAGGTCATCTTGAATGAGGACGGTGATTGGGCTGACTTTGAAGACCAGCTTTTACTCTTTCCCACCAAAGGCGTACATGATGACTTGGTGGATGCTTTAGCGTATATTGAACAACTGGCCCTTAACTCGTTTGTCCCTGATTATGAGGATGATGAGTATGAGGCTTTAGACATTATTTCAGGATACTAAACAATGGATGACAACTTAGAACAAAGTCAGTATGACGAACCCACAGAGTCCGACAAAGAGCTGACTGAATGGGTTGTCTCACACACTGACAAGTGGCGTGATTACCGCGACCAGAACT